AAATTAACATACAAAGTACATTAACTTCGGTCGTGGGAACTATTGGTTGCGGGAGACCGCAACATATTTTTCCCACGATACTTTTCAAATTTTTATACTTTTTTCAACGATAGAAAAAAAATCAGCCGCCTCAGATTGTTCCAAGACGGCTGAACTACTATCTGATATACTTTCTCCGACCGCAACGTATCTTCTGTACGATACGTTGTGCGTGTCTCCAATCTTTTTCCGATATCAACGGCTCATAGTCGCCCTGATATAAATGCCCCTTAAAGCTATAATAGCCGATGTAAACAGGGCGTGTTACTATTTTCTTTATTGACTCAGCGTTAAATGAACTTCCTCGTCGCCCATGATGCCCCATTGCGTTGACTATCTCAGCTACAGGTAGATAGGACTGATACTCAATGAATTTTTTGAAAATTAATCGAACAACTTCTGCCTCTGTTTCATTGATAGTAAGACTATCCTTTCCGTCTAGGTCATAGCCTAAAACGTCAGAGCAAGTCCGCTTCCCCTGTGAAGCTCTTTCAGCTAAAGCAAACGAAACTCTTTCAGCCGTCAATTCTCTCTCCATTTGGGCGAAAACACCAAGTACGCCCATCATAGCACGCCCTGTCGGTGTAGATGTGTCGAAACCCTCTGTGCAACTTACAACGCTGACGTTATGTTTTTGTAGTTTATCCCATGTATCGTACAAATCTGCAACGGACCTTGTGAAACGGCTCAACGCCCATATCAGTATGATATCAAATTCACTGTTATACGCCGCTTCAAGCATGGCTTGACACGCTGGACGGTGTGTAATATCTTTTGCACTTATACCCTCGTCGGCATATACATTGTATACCTCATAACCTCTTGTGGCGCACCATTCTGTTAGTGTCTTTCGCTGAGCAGAGAGGGAGTACCCCTCTCGTGCTTGGTCCAGCGTTGACACCCTTATATAGACTGCCGCTTTCATAGCGCAAGCAAGCCGTCTATTTCGGCAATTCTTTTGAGAAGCTTTTCACGCTCTTCTTTTAAGCTTTCCACGTCTATATCAGATACGAGCTTAACGCCCTCATGGTCCTTTATCTTGCTGTAAATTGTTTCAGGCACACCCTTAACACGAACGATTGTACCCTCATCAGCTGATATTCTGGGATTTTTGGCAGAGCCGCCCGAAGTGGCAAAGCCACCGCTTATAAGCATTGCATTGTCAGAGAAAATAACTTCTCTATCACGATAGAGTCTTTTCAGGACAACGATTGAGCCAACTCTGATTTCTCCGTCCTCGTAGCCCTCTGTATAAGTGTCAAGGTCAAGATCTACTGTGACAGTGCTGACCGCACCAAGCTCTCCACACTCTCCGTAGCATTCGATGAGCAACGCCTTGACGGCTTCCTTGTTCTCCTCTGGGAAGACCCAGCAAGGGGCGTTCCACTTACCCTGTATCTGCTTTGCCCCTGCGACAAAGCTCTTGTTGTATGGGCTGTTTACCTTGATTTTTTCGTTTTCTACTGTAACTTTCATGTTATTTACCTCCTTGAATTATCTTAACACCAGGTACGCTACTGCAAGTATCAATCCGCCAAGCTTGAGCAGTTCTTTGCAAAGTTTGAAAATATCATTTTTCATATTGACACCCTTTCGTTTTTGTGGTATAATTCAAGCAGTTGGGAGAGCGGTCAACTCTCCTTTCTGCCGAATTTACTTATTTAAGTAAATCTTTTATGATCAAGATGTAGCCAATCAAGCCGATTATCTCGATCATTAGCTTGTTAAGTTGTTGGACCAGCTTAACAAGCTTTTTTATTTTCTTGTCCAATTTAACCGCCCCCTTTCGTTCTTTTCTGATATTATTATACTATATCTGTACCAATATATCAATAGACAAACTCAACAAAGTTGTACCAATATATTTGTATAAAATGTATATTGTTACAAATATATAAAAGTGGTATAATATCTTAAAAGGTGGTGAATTTATGGCATATACAAAAGCAAGCAACAAAGCGGTACAAAAATATAGTGCCAAAACATATGACCAAATAAAAGTGCTGGTTAAAAAAGGTGAACGTGAAGAAATAAAAAATTATGCAGAAAGCCAGGGCATGAGCTTGAACGGATACATCAATAAATTAATAAAAGATGATATGAAAACAGCCGACAAGGAATGACCCCTGTCGGCTGTCTTACTGTCTACTTTATCTTCTTTGTAATCTCGTCGCTGAGCTTCTTGATAAAGTTCACACCTGCAATGCCGTTTTCGTAATATCCCCACTTTTTCAGCAGGGTATTAACTGCCTTTGCAGTACCTTTTCCATATGTACCGTTCTTATCCATACCTACGTTGTGAAGCTTGACCGCCTTTGCAATAAGCAGCAGCTCCTTGAGCGCAAGCACACCGTTTGTTTTGTTGCCCTGCTTGTAGCCTGTCTTGTCAAGCACTTTCGCACTTATCTTGCTCTGGTTCTTTGGTCTCAGGAAGCCTGCAATGTGGTCATAAGTATGCTTGACCTTAGTGCAGGCTTTTCCGCTCCAGTTTTGGTCATACGAATAAAAATAACTCGTGTTGCCCTCACCCGTGCAGATTGCTATGTGACCCCAGCCGCCATTCAACGTGCCTGACCATATCGCTACATCGCCCTTTTTCGGCACGAAACTCGGCGTGTTCTTTACCTTTGTGAAATTTGCTTTCAGCCAAGTGTTCTTATCGAATAAATCCCAAAAATGGTGAGCGTCATACCAGAAATTCTTGATACCTGAGCCGAAGACCTCGTTGAAATATGCCGTTGCAAGGTCTACACACTGTTTGCCTGCTGCACCGTCATAGTTAACAGCTACACCATTGTGCTTCTTGATAAACTCATCATATGTCATTTTCTATTCCTCACTTTCGTTTGTATCCACTTTGTTTTCAACTGTGATTTTAAGCTTGTGTACTATCTTCACCAAGAATGACGGCAGTGGTATACCTATCACCGCAAGATTTTCCAAAATAGAAATACATTCATTGATGATAAACCATATCGTCACGATAAGACCGAAGTAAAAGCTGACGTTTACTTCAATGCCTATCTGTGAAAGTCCTGAGATAAAGAGCCAATCAAGCACGCCTGACACCGCGACCACAAATATGTAGCCGACCTTTTTGAAAAGCCCTTTAAGACCGACACGGCTTGACAATTCGCCCCTATTCCATGCTTTCCACATTCCTGTGATATAATCAATGATCATCACAAGCACCAGAATGACTATAGGTATCGCCATAACACGGAAATACGCTGACAGCCCTGCGGCTATTGCTGATATGATTATTTTTGTTGTGTTTTCTTTCATTACTGTTCCTCGCTTTCATACTTCTCTCCAGTGATTTTTTCATACTGCTCAGCCGTGATTTTCCCCCTGTCGGCAAAGTCTTTGACCTGTTCAGTGGTGTACAGCCCCAAATCGTACAAACGTTTGACTTTCTTATACATTGTCCTTGTCCTCCTCAATCAAAGTGTCGGTCATCAGTGCAGTATATAGCACCTGTGCTTCTAACTCGTCAACTTTCGTGGCTTTCTTTGGCTGAAAATCATCGGCGGATAGCCCTAGCTTCTCAGCCATTTTTCTCTGTAAATCTGTCATGTTGTACCTCCTACTTCTGATAGTTTCACGATATACTCTTCTTCGCTTGGAACGGGTATATGGTAATTATCATTGCTGTTTTTGAATGTCACTGAACCCCCTGCCTCGACCTCGATATTCCGCAGAAAGTCGTCTGGTATTAGGGTTGAAATATCGGTGACTATAGGGTTCGCCAACTCGTAATACAGGATTACACCTGACATTGCCTGCTTAAATGCGGTGGCATCGGTGTAGGCGGTGTCTTTAATCTGAACTTGCGAAACTATGTCATCAACCCCGTCTATCGTGATTGTTTTATCAACAAATACATTGGAACTTCTGGGAACTGTTCTATATTTACTGCACAATACATTATAAACGGTTGTTCCAAATACACCAAGATATTTAAAATTGAGAGGTCTCACATACCCATAGAAATGACGTCCAACAGCGGAAGTCGTATTAATTCCCCAACCCAGTGTCCCCAAATCAACGCTGTCAACACATTGAATATATTTTTTATTCTCATAGTCCACCCAGTTCTTAGCCGTTCCTGCCGACCAGCCGTAGCCAGGCAGATTGCGGATTGCTTCGGGGATTTTGTGGACGGTATCACCCACAGCGACCTCTGTCACCCCAGCACTGACAATCTCACCGTCAATGACCTCAGAATGACCGCCTATTGACTTCACACTCATCAGCTTTGCCCCTGTAGGAATAGTCTTGGCATATGCTGTTTCGCTGTCCGTTTCAAATTTATGTGTCACACCATTGCCCATGTCATACAGTGCATTTACCCTACGTTGTAACTCTTTGTCCGTTAGTTTTACACGTCCTATCTCAGCTGTATTCTCAGCTATCTTTCCGACAGCGGTCACATAGTCATCAGGCAAACTGTCAGCCACGGATTGCGCTGTCTGTGCAGCGGTTTCAGTAGCTTTGCGGTCTGTAGCAACCTTAGCGGCATGGTCTGCCACTGTAGCCTTGTCGGTTGTGACCTGTGTTGCCATTTCCTGCACTGCCTGCCTGTCTGCCGTAGTGCTGTCAGCGCAGGTCTTGGCGGTTTTAGCGTATCCCGCCGTTATGGTCTTGTCGGCTTCGGTTTGCTGTGCTGCCGTTGATGCCTGCGCTGCGGATATTTTAGCGTTATTCTGTGATTTGACTGCCTCAGCACGTGCAGTTTCTGCGCCCTGCATGGCGGTGTCTGCCTGTGTTGCAGACGTTTCAGCAGATGCCTGTGCGGTCTCAGCACGTTTCGCCGCCTGCGTTGCCGTGTCGGCTGACAATCCTGCGGCTGTGGCAGATTTAGCGGCGTTATTTGCCATTGTTGTCGCCGTTTCTGCGGCGGTGACGGCTGTCTGCATATCTGCGTGTGCCTGTCTGCCTATGGCGTCTATGCGGTCTAGTGCGTCAGCTGCCACACTTGGTGACGGGATAGCTGTATCACCGATTGCCGCACCTATTCGCAGTCGAAAGATTCGTGATTTTTTAACTAAAATATACTCATCGCCTGACAGTTTTTTAGCCGCTATCTGGCACGATATTGTCTGCGCTGACCGCAGTATATCTGCCGTAGGTGTCCACTGTCCACCTGTGATATCGACCTCATACTGAACGCCGTCGCCGTAGTCTATCGTTAACACATAGCGGTCTGCACCGTCTACTGTCAGCCCTTCGACAGACACAGGACGGGCATTTGTTTCACCGACGTAGCCTAGCAGGGCTGTGTTCACGACTACATTGTAGTCTTCGTTGATTTTTATGTGCATTGATATTCCTCCTTTCTATGGCTTTGTTACGATCCAGTCAATAATATACTCACCTTGTGGAACGGTAGCACTTGCACTTTCTGCGTTCGTCAGCGCTACTATCAAATTGTTGCTTGTGAAAAATGTTTCTACACACAACCTTCTCACTTTTGGTGCCGACACCTCTCGCAGACTACAGATGATCTGCGTGTTCTGAGTCGGTGTGAACGGCAGGTTCAAAGTCGTTGTGGCCAGTGTCGTCTCTGACGGTACGATAAGGGTCTGAGATCCTGCTGGCATATTCATTTCATTGATTGCGTTCTGTGTGGCGTTCAATGCGTCGACAATAGCCTGTCGGACGTCTCGACCTGTATATGCTGTTGCCACCTGTGTGACCTCTAAACTTATATCAATTGCTTTTGCCATAATCATTCTCCTATTTTCTTGCTGACATTCCACTAATCGTGTCAATCTTGTCGCCAAATGTCAGCACATTCTGTGATCTGTCATTGATGTCGATACTGGTGCCAATGCATCTCAATATTTCGTCGATGCCAAGGTAGCTATTGACTACACGATACCTGCAGCCAACTGCAAAGCCGTCTAGCTTCTTATCAATGTCAATAGCCGATACCTCATACTGAACTTTTGCTGCTTTTAGTGCTCCGGCACATACTCTGCCAGCTCCAGACAATGCGCCTGGAGTGGTGATATTGTCGAATATCATAGTTCCGGCGTGTACTCCGTACCGCTTTATCAGCTGGTCGTTGTCAATATACTTTGTTACGCCCGAAAGCGTCACACGTTCGCCCGTATCATCGTTGATGACAGCACCTAACGGATACAGCCTTGTGATGATCTCACTTGGGTCTATCGCCTGCGTGATAGATCGCATATTCCTTCCTAGTTGTATCGTTTTATTGCTGAACTCTGAAAATTCGTTTGCTATGAAGTCGAAAAATCTAATGCCTCCTTTGCCGATGCGCACCCTCATTTCACCTCTGATATCTTCACCGGAAATCAGGTTTTTCGTCAATTCTGAGAACGTGTCTTCATATCCTGGATTAAATGTATGCTGCACTTGTGAACAGTTAATATTGCCAATATGTATCTGCTTGTAGCTTTCAACAGATTTATTGTGTGCTGAAAGTAGTGTGGCTATATATGCTCTTATTGTGCACTTTAGCTGTTTGATAATTGGTACACTATCTTTCAGAAAACACAAACCGCCCTCGCAGACAACTTGTTTGCCAATCTCGCCACTATCAGTCATGTATGGTGATATCGTCAGTACTCTGCCATCGAATATCAGGCTTTCCTTATCGTAAACCTTTATCAACGATGTCAGTTCCTTTAAATCGGAGTAGTAGCTGTTGTCGGGATATATGTTGAACGTAAAAATGTCAATAGCGTTTATTTCTTTGACGATGGTTCCTGTCAGCTTGTTGGTTCTGACAGAACCAGTATCGTGAAGCGTCTTTGCATCATCGAGTGTAACTAACATAGTATTTCCTCCACCAGTTCGATTTCAAGTGAACCAGATCCGTATAGAGCTAAGACATTTGTGCCGGGTTTGACGACGAAATTTTGCATTCTAAACGTTGATTCAGTTTCTTTGTATAGGTTTTCTGTGAGGGTATGACCGTTGAGATCAAGCATTGTCAATCCTCGTTTGTCCTTATCGTTAGCATTTTTGTGATACCTTAAGCTCGGAACTATGTCATCTTTGGCATAAGAATAGAAGTATAGTACCCCCGGCTGGGAATGATAGCCGTCTGTGTGTGCTATGCAGGAGAGAGGCATCTGATTGAGGCAATCATCATCGAATGAAAAAGTGTCCCATGCTGTGTCTGCAAAGTCGTCAGAGACCTTATATGGTGCTACATCGAAAGTGACATCGAGAGTAGCTGTTATGTCATCTTCACCAAGGCTGGTCTCAACAGTTCTACACTTGCCGACAAAATGATAGTTCTCGGAATAGTTGTCATAAATATTCTGCTGTGGAGCTTCACATAACCAGCTCTTGATCTTCTCAATCCTGCGGAGCAGTGTGACAGGTTCTGTATCAGATACGAACATCTTGTATGATACTTCGGTGTCGTCAAAATAAAAATTGCCGTCATAGTCAGACAGATCAATACTGCCGTTGCGATAAGGTACAGTCACTTTGATCTCACGCTTCTTCGGCTCTGCAACTGTTGCACTGATTATTCTGATTTTAAAATCCTCATACGACTTTTTGCCATTAAATCTGATTTGTCGTGTCATACTGCACTACCTCTTTTCTTTCTCGCAGCTCTTTCGCCAAGCATTACATCTATAAATGGAACTGTTTCCTCTGCAATCACTTTCCCATTCGGGAATACTATCACGTTATGAATAGTCTCGGGCATTTGTCTGACTGTTGGGATGACCTGCGTGTTTTCTGTGGCGCTTGTTGCTGCTTTCTGCGTGATACTGTGGGCATATGATCCATTATATACCGACCTTGCGACCCTATTCGTATCGCTGTATGTATTGCGCATATTCTCTGACAGTATCTTGTCACCAGTATTGGTATAGGCTTTGATGATATCGTCCTCTGATGACTTCCAGCCTTTGATCTCACCCTGCGCATTCATTTTCGATATATTTTCAAATGCCTTTGAAGGGGAGTGTATATCATATACCCCCTTGACCGCCGCAAGCACTGCGTTCGCTCCACTGGTTGCGGTATCAATGACAGACTGCTGTGCAGACAATATGCCTTGCTGCATACCTACCATCATTGCCGCACCTGTTTGTTTCCATACGTCTGATATCTGGCTTATTTGGTCACGCTTTAAAAGCGTCTTTATGGTTTTATCATACTGCTGCCTGAGCTCGTCAAATTCTGATGTTGCTATCTTCTTACAGTCACCCATGCACTCATCCCACATATCACTGTACTTTTTCAATTCAGGCTGTGACATAGACAGTAACGCCTTTATCTTGCTTGCAGATTGCGGACCTGCTTCCTGCAAGGTCTTGATAAGACCTTTATTCACGCCTCTGTCTGCAAGTGTCTTGATATCATTAGACCAGCTTGCCATGCCGTCAAGATTAGACTCCAAGTTTTGCATGAGCTGTTCTGCGGATATCTCAGCGCCGCCGTTGAATTCGTCGAAGAGGTTAAGATTGTTCTGCAATTCTTCCGTTCGTTTCTGGACGGCTTCGTCATAGCTCTTATTCATCTCAACTATTGCGTCAACAGTTTCTTGTGATACCTTGTGTAAGCCGTCTTTATACATGACAGTGCGGTTATAGATCGTATCGACCTTTTTTGCATTGTCCTCTACGGCCTTTGAATTGTCTTCGAGAGCAGAAGAATGCTCAGAAACGTACTTGGAGGCGTCAGCATAGTCTGCGTTCAGTTGCTCAATCTCTCCGCCTGCGGACTTATACGACTTCTGAAGCTCTTTTACAGACTTGTCAAGCTTGTCATACTGCTCCTGTAGATCCCAGTACTGACTTTCATCAGCGACGTTCGCCCAATCTGCGTTTAGCTTATTCATCTTCTCTTGAATCGGGATCATTTCTTTTTTCTTTTTGGCAATTTCTTCTTCAAGCTCTTTATGATTTTTCTCAGCCTTATAGAGGTCTTCTGATATAGCGACCATATCTTTCTGAGCTGCTTCGACAAGAAGTTGTTCTTTCTTTGCTTCTATGCACTCATAGACAGCGTCCTTATTGTTGAGAAGCTTGCCTGTCTGATCGTCAATCTGAAGATTAAGGTCAGGCATGGCACTGTTCAGCTGGTCCACAAGAGTTTTCATTTCTGACTTCTCGTCATTAGATAAGCTCTCGGCGTCAGAAAGCTCAAAAATTCTGTCTGCAAGACTTTTATAGCTGCTATACTCGGCTTCTATATCTGTCTTGGCTTCTTCTCTCTGATCTGCGGCTTTCTTCATGGAGTCTGTCAGTTCATTCGTGCTGTCGACTAACGCCTGTTCCTCGTCATTGAGGACTTTTGTTGAATCAGCGGCGTCATCAACCGAAGTTGCATAAGACACAATACCGCCAACTACCGTACCTATAATAGCTGCAATTGCTCCTACCGGCGACGCTTTTTGAGTTGCATTTAAAGCCTGCTGGGCGGTTTCAGCTGCTTTTGTTGCACCTGTAAGGCTCTTGAATGACTTTACGAGGTCTGAAACGTTATTTATGGCTTTTTTTGATACCATTGCCGACGTTATTCCTGTCAATCCTCCGATAACAAGGTTAGAATGCTCGCAGAAGAACTTTACACCGTCAATGAGGATAGGCAACGAACCTTTGGCGAACTTGGCGCCTGTTTCGACTAAATCTCCAAGGGCATTGCCCATATCGTCGAATTCGTCACTGAGGTCTCCATCTTTGATATCCTTGGTAAGTTCACTGAAAAGCTCTGAGCCTTTTTCGGCGGCGTCTTCGAGTGGGGCGCTGAATTTATCGAAAATAGTTATGCCAAGGGATTCAAGGGAAGAGTCCATTATAGCCAGTTTGCCCTTAAGATTGTTATTCATGGTGTCAGCCATTGTCTGACACGCTCCGTCAGCGTTATCTACCTGAGCTTTCAGGTCATCGAAAGACCCGCTCATGCCTTGAAGCATGGCATTAACGGACGATAAGTCTGTCTTATTGAAAATATCGCTAAGCGCCTTGGTCTTCTGGTCATCTGAGAGCTTGGAAAGCTTGGCGTTAAGGTCTCCGAAAATATCGTTGATATCTCTGATATTTCCCTCACTGTCAGCCACGCTCACGCCCAGTTCTTTCAACTTAGCGGAAGCAACGTCTGTCGGTGATGTTAACGACAAAAGCATATTTCTGAGATGTGTGCCGCCCTCTGCACCCTTGATACCGTTATTAGCCAGTATTCCAAGAGAGGTGCACATTGTATCAACGTCCTGCCCTGTGGATTTGACCGTGCCGGCACACTGGAGAATGCCCTCACCAAGCATAGCAACTGTGGTATTTGACTTCTGGGCGGTCTTTGCCATCATGTCCATATAACCGTCAAGGTCACTCGTCTGCAACTGTAGTGCTGACATAGTATCCGTTACCATATCAGTGCAGGACGCAAGGTCCATGCCTGAGGCAGTGGCAAGATTAAGAACTTTCGGCAGTGTTTCAACCGCCTTATTTACGTCATATCCTGCAAGAGCCAAGTAATTAAGAGCGTCAGCGGACTCCGAAGCGGTATACTTTGTTGTTTCGCCACATTCACGGGCGGCGTTCTCTAGCTTCTGATAGTCCTCAGCGCCTGAGCTGACCTGCTCTGCGGTCATGCCCATTGTCGCCGCCACATTGGACATAGAGCTGGAAAAGTCAATGCCGACTTGCGTGCAACTTTCCGCCGCTTCCTTGGCGGCATTAGCTATAGCTTTCAGCCCCTCAACGGCAAGATTAGCAGAGAAAACGTCCTTGAAGACACTGCCTGTCTGGTCAGCTTTATCACCAAGGTCTTTGACCTTATCTGACGTATCCTTGGCTTCATTGCCGAGCTCCTTGGTGCTATCGTCTGCGGTCTTGGTCTGTTCTCGCAGTGTGTTCAGCTTCTTCTTGGTCTTCTCAAGCTCTTCCTGATACTTAAGATATGACTCAACGGGCAACTCGCCTTTCTTATATTGCTCGTTGATATCTTTCTCGTTTCTAATGAGAACGTCAAGCTTTGTCTTTGTGGCTTCGATAGCTTCGCTCAAAAGCTTCTGTTTCTGAGCGGTGTATTCAACGTTAGTCGGGTCAAGCTTTAAGAGTTTGTTGACGCTGTTTAGATTTTTGGTAGTCGAGTTGATATCAGCATTAAGCCCTTTCATGGCAGCAGTATACTCAGACGTATCACCACCGATTTTGACGTACATACCTTTGATTTTCTCATCTGATGATGACTTAGCCATTACTCACCCTCCCATGCCTTTATTTTCGCAATATACTTTTCGTATCGTTCTTTGCTGATTTTTCCCTGCTTATATCGTTCTTCCACAACAGGCAGGTTTGCTTTCAGTTCTTCGTATTTAATTTCGGGGTCAATGACCTTTTTGCCGGCGGCGATTAATCGCTGTCGGTCATAGGCGCAGGCATAGTTCACTACCATACCATACGTCATGCGGTCTAAATCAGCGACAGTAAGACCCCTGTTTATAACAAGGGAGATGACCTCCTCCGATTTGAGAGGCCGATCATCTCCGCTTTTACTGCCGCTTATGGATTTTTTCTGTCAACTTTCATGTTTGCCTGCAGTATAGGCATAACCTGATTATAGATATCATCAACAGGAAATGCACCATAGGCGAAGCTGTCAAGCCACGTCTGAATAGGCGGTATACTATCATCATAAGTCTTGGCAAGCACCCATAGGGTGCGGTATTCGACCTGTTGAACAAAGGCGCCCTTACCAAACTGATGTACCTTGACAACGTCCTCAAGGTACTCCGTGCCGAATGCTTCCTTGTATCGATAGAAAAGGCCTGCTGTAGCCTTGAAGCCTATCTGCCTGTTGTCTATAGTCAGGACTATTGTATTGCTCATTGTCATTCACCCGGGGTGTAGGTGTACTCAGGAAACTTTGTGAGTACTGTGTTACCCTTTATACGGAAACGTGCAATGTGTCCTTTCTTGTTGTTGACAGTAGCCTCAGCCGGTGACGGCTTGCAGGCAATCTTATGCTCTGTATACTCATAGTCCATACCGCTGTCTTCCTCTGTCTTAACTGAGAATTTCGTGCGATCTGTAGTATAGCAGTAAGGGAAAACCTCGGTGTATCCCTCGGCTTCTGATGTTGACTCATACTGTACGATCAAACCGAACTTTGGCGCTTCTCCTGTTCTTGCTACTTCGACCAGTGTGCCGTTTTTCTCTTCGATGACATTGCCATACCAGTCTTTCTCAAGATCATCACACAGGTCAAGGGTAGTGATAGTTCCCTCGTAACCCTGATTAGTCTGACCTGCGAATGCTACTACGCCGTCAGCCCATATCTCCTTGCTTGATGACTTCGGGTCAAGGCTTACCTGACGGGTGCCCGAAAGCTTTGTCTTATGATACTTAAGTTCTCCATATGTGATAGTTGTCGCACCACTGACATCTGTAGACTCTGTAATCAGTGCATGGGCAACGGCTTTCACTGTTCCTTTCATTAATATTCCTCCTTGCGATCGAATTCGTATACCCACATATCCATTTGCTGATCCTGCCCCAGATAGCCTGCGGCGACTGAGAAGCATATGCCCTTATCCATAAGGGCGTTCTCAAATAGGATATGTGTTTCTTCATCTTCCGGCTCGCAGTATATTTCAACTGCAATCCGTGGGATAACTGCGACAGTTCTTCCGTCTGCAGATATCGTCTGAGGTGTCTTGTTTATCCATGTTGCGAACGGCAATTCCGTTTCCACTGGAAAATCTATCTTAGCAATCCTGTCCGCAGGAATGCCTGAAAGTGATATAAGTTCTGTCAATGTCATTTCGACTTCTCAATCTCCTTTCTGATGTTTTCCGGTAATTTTTCTTCGGCATACTCTTGTCCGTATATCATGTGCGGATAAGCTTTCGCCTTAAACGGAAGCGTTCTGCCACCACGCTTCATAGCATGGCCATACTCCAGCAGGTGTGTGAGAAGATACTGCTTATTCTTCTTGAAATTCACTATCTGCCGAATGTCGAAAGAGTCCTCGTACTCGGTGCTAACTGTAAGCGCCTTGGCATACTTGCCGGAGCGGTTATTGAACGTGAAGTGTTCTTGGACGACCTTGCGGGTTTCCTTTGCGGTCTTCTTAACGGCTCTTTTGGCGGCTTCATTAACACGTTGACTTTCTTGCTGAAATGCGTGCTGTAAAGCCTCAGCCATCTCATCAGGACTCATTGACATGGATTTCTAACCTCTTTTTTCGCTTTTCGATTGATAACTGCCAAGCCTGCGGCTTAGCGTCCTTTATCATCTGAACTTGAATGACGTTATACTGGTCGCCGTTCATTATCACAATGTCAGTCGCCTGTGGCTCGACGATAAGTGGTATTCTTATCACCTTATCACAGCGGTGCTGGTATTCGGCAGCTTTATAGAAACGCTCTGAGCCGACGGTACGATTGTCATATCTTATGCCTGCTTGCTTGATTTTCAAGCCATTGGCATTGATGATAGTTGCAATAGTGCATATGCCGTCATTGAACGTCTGCCGCTTGCTTATCATACGCTTCCTCCTGACATCTCCTCAATCTGACACCTTGCTCTCAGTGCGAAGAGCTGAGAGTGATAATTTTTTTCAAAGTCCTCGAAGCAATCGTTATATATATATCTGCAGCAGTCGATCAGAAGCTGGGCGTCGCCGTTGATATTTTCGTCAACGTTGATATCCAGCACCTGACCTGCATATCCGTTAAGTACTCCTATAGCACGTGCTATAATGCTGTTTATCTTTCTGTCAGTAGCTTCGTCTGACCAAGTTATGTTCAGCTGATTTTTAACTTCCTCGAATAATGCCTGCTGCATTTATATCAACTCCTTATGTTTCTGACGGTGTGACAGTGTATACTGTCGGGATAAATCTCTTAAGCTTTGAGATATCCAGATACCTGAAAGCATTGCTGTCGAGTGGCTTGCCGTTGCCGTATGTCTTGATCTTATATGTCCTTGCGTCATCAAGGAACTTGAATGAGTCATCAAACTCCAGCTTACCGCCCTTAGCCATGCCAAGACCCATGAAGTAACGCTTGCCAAGACCGAAGATAGCTCTGTCATCAGGAACGGCGCATGACTGGATAATAGTGCATGGAATAGGCATAACATCGTTAACCCATTTTCCCTGAACGAAGTTCGTTGTCGCAGGCATTACCTTGGTCAGATATGTCTTTGGATTGACCACAAAGATGAGGTTGTCGAGTGGACGGTTATTACCTGCTTCGGTCTTCGTGAGCTGGGCGGCAATAGCACCAATAGCTTCAGGGGAGAGTTCATTGAGTGCAACTGTCTTCTGGTCAGGATACTTGCCGCCGACTACTGATGCACTACTAGATACGTCCTTGCACATTCCGATAGGGCAGTTCAGACCGTCGCCTGACACGACACCGGTTTCCATACCGACCCAAAGTGCTTCTGCTAATATCTCACGGACATATCTATCCAGCCATGAAGCCCCAAGGTCAAGCATATCGTTAGACACTGGAATCCATGCTGTGAGCTTCTTCAGCGCAACGTCAAAGGTCTTGAATGCACCTGAGAGTTCCTTGTCGATAGCTGTGTTAAGATCTCCCCACTTAGCGGTCTGAACACCCTGGTCATTTACCAACATCTTCGTAATTCCAGTGGTATCCTGGAAGTTGATGAAGTTGAGCAGAGGGTGCTGCTGTGGGATTTCACCAAGAACTGACTCGATTATAGTGATTGGCATTGTCTTATCAACGTTTGCCAATGCCATCTTGGGGTCAGAGGACTTGCCCGCCTCAATAACGGCGTTGTAGTAGTCCCTTTCCTCACTGGTCAGCATTCTCACACCTCTGGTGCTGAGTATCTGATTATCGACAGATTCTGCGGTGCTCTCCACTTGCTCCATGATAACATCTGAAATCAGATTGCCGTACTTATCAAGGGCGGCTTCCATGCCCTTGTCATCACTATCTCTGATAGCGGCTGACAGTGAAGCAAGGATATCTGCTTTCTGCTCTTTGATTGCGTCAAGATTAATCATTCTTTTTTACCTCCATTTTCATGAACTTTTCAAAAGCCGACATAGCGGCATTTGTTTTTTCTTCTTCGGTTTTTATTGCTGGTAAAACCTGCTGTGCGGTGGACTCCTTATAAAGCTCAATGAGCTTGTCCACATTCTCCCTGTCGAGGGCGCTTGACATAGTGTACTGCTTTGTATCACTAAGCATTGTAGCCATATCAACGGGTTGCTCTGCGGTTGATATGCTATCGCAGAAGCCTTTCTCAAGACATTCTGACGCTGTCAGCCAAGTACCCACCTTTACCATTTCGCTTATTTCCTCACGGCTACACTTGCCTTTGCAACGCTCTGCATATGTAGTGATAGCGGTATCGGTCATCTTGTCAAGCTCAGCCGCCGCCGTTCTCATATCGTCAGCATTTCCCTCACAGTAGCAGGACGCCTGATGTATCATCATCATACTATTGCTATACATGATAATCTCGTCCGCTGCCATAGCGATAACGCTTGCGATAGAACACGCCCAGCCGTCTACATAGCAAGTAACGTTGGCTTTATGGCGCTTAAGGATATTTCCGATAGCAACGCCCTCTTTGAACTGACCTCCAAGGGAATTAATGTACAGGTTGATATGTTCACAATCTTTGTACTCGTCAAGCTTGGCGGCGAAATACTTAGCGCCTGTCTTGCTCTCCTCAATCGTCTTCTTATCCCAGTTGATGTCAAGTCCTCCACGGACCTGAGAATAAAGATATAAGTTAAGCTCCTTCGGCTTATCTGCCTCTAACTTGAATTCAAATCGACTAAAAATGCTATTCATTGCTGTTTCCACCTCCTTCGATTGTCTCGTAGTTCTTAGTTCTTGTGTGCTTATCGGCCCAGGCTTCTGGAATTCTTTCCTCACCTGTCTTCTCCCTCAACTCATTCGTTGAGTAGAAACCACTTGCGATAAGCTTGTCAACTGCATTTGCCATTTCAAGCACGTCAAGGTGCTTAAGGTTATTGGTACAGACTTTGGCGTAGCACCCACGCAGGACTTGCTCTTTGGTATAGCGCTTTGCCGTTATCTCGTCTGATAACATCTTGGCGAAAGGATCAACGGCAGATGTCAATGTCATTGATAACGCTTCGCTGATGTTCTCGACATTTCCCTTTACGATAGCCGGTGAAACGTTGAAAGCAATCGCCGCTTTTTCCAATGCGTCATTTAGCATAGAAATGTAGTCGGTTGCTTCTGACACTGTTCTCTTGGTTTCACCTGCCGTTTGAGAAGTATATTTCATTCCGCCCCACAGTGGAAGCACTGCGTTCTTGGCGTCAAAATATGTTTTGAAATAATTATTCATGAGAACATCGAATTTCTCCTCAAAATCAGGTTGACCTTGCGCCAGTGGCGTTATCTCGAGTATGCCTTTTTGGCCGCCACTCTTGACGTAGGTGCTTGAAGCTGTTTCCAAGAAACGATTATGTTCATCTAGCATTTCCGTTAGTATTTGTCTTACTCCACCGTTGGAGTATGTGAGATATAAGACATCTCCCATATCGAATGTTTTCTGAAACGTGAATGAACCTCGTGCTACCTGAGAGAAGCGGTTAGGATATAGCGCATACTCCTGCGTACTCCAAGAGTCGGCGCAGATTATCTGCTTTCCAGCGCTGACAACAAGGCTCTCGCCACGCACAAGGGTCTTGCGGACTAGCTCGTTCTTGAATTGCACTGCTGTTTGATTGACGTTCGGCTTAACGTTGAAAAGATACCATTCTTCGCCACGGAATGACTTGCCGTCACGATAGGTTTTTATCTCGCACTTTGAAACCAGTGCCGCAAGGATTTCAACAACAACCTGAATGGCGTATGCCTGCACGGCTATTCTCGCTTCGTCGTCATATCCAACTGTCTTAATACTGATCACTTCATTACTTTTGGCATTCATTATGCGTGATAGCAGTGATCTCAGCCCCATTGCGTTACCTCCTCTCTGCTAATATGTGAATACATTCATAACGCTCTTGCCCATAGGCATACTTGATATTTGCTCGGCGATTTTATTCTGTGCCGCTTTGGCGGCGACATATGCCTTGAAAGGGTCTGTCTTTCTGGACTTCGGCTCTATTTTACCATATGTCATATTGCCTGCGGACGAAGTGCATACCTTGGTATTGTTCATAGCCCAGCGGAAAAGGGGATTGTCTCCGACTGCAAGCTTATGATTCACCAGCTGACTTGTGATTACAGGCATTATCATCATTTCATTTGACGGACGGACAAGCATTATATTTCCGTAGCCTTTTTCGTCAGAAGCGTAGAGATTCTCTTTAAGCGCCCTCCTAAGCAGTGTATAGCGATAGTTATCGATGCCGGTCATTGCGACTTTTGCATTCAATTCCGCCGCTTTCTGCGCCACCCATATAACGGGTATCTCAGGCGGTATCTCTGGACCGTCAACGAATGACAGTAGCCCCGCCGCTTCCCATTCTTGCAGGGGCGCCTTGATTCTTGGTAAATCTGCAGAAGCCTTGCACACCCAGGTGTGCGTTATCCATACGTCAGTTCCGTCTACGTCAAAGAGCAAACCAGCTGAAAGGAAGTCGTCGGTTTTCATATAGTCAAAGCCTGCTGTGCATTGTCTGCCTTGAAGCTTTGACAAATATGGCGTGATATCCTGATTAGTTGCCAGAATATTATCAAATGAGGTTATACCGCCCTCAGTCTGTTGCGGCAAACAGTTCATGCGTTTAACTGCGAAACTGATATTGCTTATCTTATCGTCAAGATAGTTTTGAAATTCCGTCTTCATTTCCTGAAGAAGATCGGGCAGGTATTGCAGTGAGGGGTTAGCCTTATACCACATTTCGGGCATTTCGACTTCTTCGGGACTATCCACCCGGGCTATGAACGGAAGCATACCATTGTCTTCAATCTCGCCGTTAAGAATTCTTATGCCTTTGGCTTTCTCTTTATCGAGAGGCCCTTCTCGAACGAAGCCGTCAGTACTCATGATAGTGCGGCGGGGTCTTGGTACTTTTCCGAGACCACCGACAGCAACATCAATGAGCTTGCTATTCTCATAGGCGTGTACCTCGTCATGATCTACCTTTCCCGGACGTGCGCCGTCGGCTGACCTCGGGCTTGATGTTCGGAATTTCAATTCAGACTTCGTTTTTAGATTTATTATCACTTCTTTGTTCCAGTAAAAGAACCGCTGCATTTTGTCACGATTGTCTTCCAGAACGTTATATACGTCTTTGAATGTGGTCTCTGCTTGATCTTCTGTTGTTGCAAAAATATCAATGTTGTAATGCTTGATGCCATTGGTAGGTGTGAGCAAGCAAAAGTCTTCAAATCCTAAGTATCCGTTTTTTCCTGTTCCTCGCCCAACATACAAAAATAGCACCGGCCAACGTAAGGAACCGCTTGCGGTATATGTGCAGTTGTGAAGTACAAATACGAATTTTTCCCAAGGAAAAAGGCCAAAAGGGAAATATTTTTCATAGCTGAAATATTTTTCTGCCTGGGCAACATCGATGTAGATATCTTCTGACAAAAACATGCGCTTGACGTAGTCAATAAGCTGATACTGCTCAGCACAATACGGATACTTATGCTCCTCGACTAGGCTGATATAGTCTGCAAGATACGAGAGGTCAAGAGCTTCTTGACCCTTACAGTTCTTCGTCATCGTCAAGGTTCTTGACCTTGTCAGTTGACAAACCCAAGTCTTTCAGAATTTGAAGTTTCTGCTTATTGTACATATACGCCTGCTTTACGGAGGGATTGTCTTTTTCATACTCTTTTCCTACCGCAGAAACCGCCATATAGGTCAGTCCTCTCTTGCGAATATCAGCCTGCATTTTTCGTTCCTGCTTCTCGTAGAACATATAATCTGCGACAAGCGACTTGTAGAAATCGACAGAAGCTCCCATCTGGACAAGCTGTTCTGTCAACGAATTTTCGATCTCTGATAGACTAGGCTTTTTCACTTTTGCCAACTCCTTACATTTGATTTTCTTGAAAAAATTCTCTCACGTGCGTGCGAGGGCGGATTTGTCTTTTGTGCCTCCCGTCGTACAAGGCCGAAAAAATTTTTCGACCCTTGACCCCGGGGGGTATCGCCGCAAGGCGCTCACCACCGCTCCTCATTGACGAACTTATCTGCACGTTCTTGCCAGCGCCGTTCTGGGTGCTGTGCTTCATGACAGTCATGGCACAGTGCTATCAGCTGTCTATGCCGTTCGCCATTATCGTCATAGTAATACCGACTGTATGCAAGCTGCGGAAATTGCTTAAGATGCTTGACGTGATGAAGAATATTTGCTCTCGTCACCTTGCCTTTGCACTTGCATATCTGACACTCATTGTGCTGCTCTGCGATAACGCTCTTACTGAACTTTCTCCAGTAGCGGTCGTTGTAGAACTTGTCAACTCGTCCGTCCTTGATTAGCTCTCTGATCTGACTCGTACTATACACGTTATCACCCCGCATATATAGCACAAGGACCACGTCATACAACGTGGCCCTTGCACCGGCATAAAACTATGGAAAAACTATAACAACAACCCCGCATTATCATCATAGCATGCAGAGTGTGTTCGTGCGTGTTACAACGTGTTTTTTTTGCAAAATTTGCAATGCCTGCCCTTACAGTAGTCTTCTGATGCGTTGACCTGCCTGGCTATCCATGCCCATGACGGCGGCTGCCACCCTCCATCCTTGCGTGGCACGAGGTAGCGAAGTCGAAAAATAATCCTGATGAATGCGTCATCAATGCCTGACACATATGCTTCAATCTCTGATATTTCTGCTTTGAGTCTGCTATAATCATCACTGTCTGTACTTACCCACTTCAACTCAGCCTTAAGCTGTCGATATGACAGCAATCGCTTCTTAGTCATGATGATTCTCCTTTCCCTGCCTTGCCGATAATTCTCTCGATATTTTCGTCAGGATATCTTTCAACACAACACCGTTTTTTTGAAGCGCATGGGCATGACGTGTCAGGCTATCGTCGATATATGCAACGTATAACTTACCACAGTGAGGACAGTTATAGCACCATACGTCCCCCTCTATGCTTTGAAATCTCTTTTTGCGAACGCAGACTATGAATGCCTTATGGCAATCATCACATATCACGCTGAGCTCAGCTCCCTTAAGACTCATCATCTCACCCCCTATATGTTCAGCTTCGCCGTTCGGCGGTACATGAATAGCGATATGTAGAACGTGCCGTTATCCTCGTTCCAGAATGGACGGCAATCAGCATAGTAATAATCTTGATACATATTCTCGAACAGCGCCGAGTTATCACAGTTATATGCCATGCTCTGCACCGCACGTTTCGTTAAACGATAATCGTTATTCTGCGGTTGCGGTTTAATGCAGTTAGTTGACGCAACATAACGCTTGGCGTGCTTGCCGTTGTTATGTTCTGAAATCTTCTGCTTGCAGAAATACTTGGCGATTCCTGCACAGCCTGTCTGGTCAAACATCAATGGCAGGACCTTGTCAACATAGCCCTTGCCCCATATGGATGCTATCTCGTTGATAGTCAGACCACCTGTCATGATAACATGAAAGTGGATACGTCCAGACTTTGAGCCCTGCTCAATGGAATAAATATATTTCATTCTCGGTAAGCCTCTCTTGACTCTTGCTCTATTCACACGCTTGACAAAGTTAGCAAAGTCTTTCTTGGCACGCTCAAGGTCAGCAGGATTATTCTGCGGTGCATAGGTCAGCTCGAACTTATAGTCTTTGTCAGTGAAGTTTGCAGGGATAAGTCTTGCCAGAGCTCTTTCAGCATTAATCTGATTCAATCTCTCCTGCACCTTGCTTGTCGGCTTTCTTTTCTTCTTTCGACTAGAAGAACGTGGGCAGGCATAGACAGGATACATATTCACTTCCATGTAGTTTCCATAAATATACTTTTGCTCTCTGTATCTCATAAGGCTCATTGTCATTTCCTCCCACTGTCCGAGTTATTAAGACCCATTACAAGCCCTCATACCCGTGCTTACACACGGGCTGAACACTTGTTCTATACTATATATAATATATAGGGCTTCACTCTGTCATTGCCAATTGCTCATAATTTCTGCTCTTGTCTTTTTCTTCGCACTCCCTGTTGAATACTTCTTGTAACATATCGTGCATGGAATTAATGTCATTAAGAAGTTCTTGTGTTACAACGCCATGGGTTTCACACAGTACACCGAGCGTAAGCAAGCCTGCTTTGACGATTATCATATCATCAATGGAATAGTATGTAAGAATTTCATAATCATCTATTACTTCAAGGAATGCTTTCGGGCATATATGCACTTTTTCTGTGCCTGAGAATATCTGATATTCGCTTAGCATGGCAACGAATGTTGAACGACGATCTATCATCTTGCCTGTTGTGCATGAAGCGATGTTCATAACAATGTTGCTCTCAATAGCAGGCGGCAGCTGCTTACATTTCCAATTCTCACGGTCACTTTCATTAATGTCAAAAAGCGTGAGTAACTGTTCGCTGGTATTCATGTTCGGCATGCCGTAAAGCGGATATATCGCACTGCCTGAGCCGATCCATAATGAATTATCATTTTCATTATAGAAGTAGGATATGGTCTTAGCCGCTTTACTGCATATTTTTTTCAGCTTAGATATTTTCATTTTCTCACTCCTTTATTAAGGTACTTCAAGATTGCTTCCTGCGCCTGCTCAAATCCTTTGCAGACAACTGCAAGATAGCCGTTGTCATTAAGCGTTTTCAGAAACTTCTGTTGAGATTCCGATACTCGTCCACCTGATGTGCGTTTCATTTCTATAAAAAGACCGTAGTAACCGCCACGTGCCACCGGAAGCATTATGTCAGGCACACCTGACTTTACGCCCTCAGACTTAAGATCTGCGGCAGTTCTATAGTGGCGATAGCCACCGTTCGGTATAGCGAACATATACTCCAGTTCGGGATACTTGCCTGAGCTGAACGTTGCCCACTTGAAAAGCAATGCCTGCTCTATATGTTCTGTTGGTATAGCCTTCTTATTCACTAATGACACCGTCCATTCTAGCTCCGCAGTTAGGGCAGTATAGCGTTGTATCACATTCATCATGTCCGCACCAACCGCAGACCGAACATATAGGAATTTTTAATGTTATACGTTTTTTCATAATCATGATTTTTTTGTTGACATTTGTATTGTCAACGACAGTACAATCATGACCATTAGTGTATTCTTCTTTTATGCTAACCTTGTTGCTTGGCACGAGCTTTGTTCGTTTGTGAAATTTCCAATACCCGTGTTTGACCTCCCGCACGTCTGCGGTAGGCACTGTTGCCATTACATCTACCAGTTCAGACAGTGCAATGCCTAGCTTATCGCTTATGATTTCTGCTGCATTAACAGCATCGATGTATCTTGCCATATGTTATACCTCCAAATCATCAAATGTCAGCTGGTTGAAATCTTCGCCTAGCCACCAGCGAAAAACGTCTTGACCTGTTTGCCATGACATTTTAGCTGATCTTCCAAGCTGTTTTCTACGTTCTAGCATTCTATCGAATGCCGTTATATAATTTTGTTTGTATTTCGGATATCGTTCAAATTCAAAGTATCTATGTTTTCCTGCCACAGGACAGCCAATGCAACCTATACGATTAAAACCGCATTCATACAGCGGATTTGATTTGCAACCATAGTAGTGCAAAAAATCCCACACATCATCATCAGACCAATCGACTATAGGGTTTACCATAGTTTTCGTAGTGCGATAGCAGTGTTCAACCAACCTGCGATTTTTGTCGTTATCGTCATTAAAAATGATTCCACCCTGATACGTTTGTTGATATTCTGCGCCTATTTCATCAGCTGTTTTCATCGTTGATTTAGGTTTTCCGACAATTTTAACAACGTCCGCTGATTCTCTACGACGTCGACTTTCAGACCACCTAACACCCGTGACAACAACACGTCCTATGCCACCACGTTCTTTTAATTCGCTACAGCAATAACGTGCAATGCGTGTCGGAGGCATAAGTTTTTTAACAATCAAATTCCACATTGTAACATGATTGCCGTTCTTGTCATACGCCTTGTCAATTCTGACATCTGGCTGAGATTGGACATATCTAACAGTTTCAGGTGCATCAACAGTTGTCAGATTATGTACTGCTTCAAATTTAACGCCTGCGCATTGTGCCAAAATTTTGATACAGTCACTATCTTTTCCGCCGCTATACGCTAGATAATATCCGTCCGCAGGTTCAAACGCTTTCAGACGTTCGATAGCTTTTTTTGCTTTTGCGCTATACATATATAGCCCTCCTAAAAAGTCACCGTAACATTCAGCACTGCCGCCGCTAACCAGTAGACGGCCTTTTTGTAGTCTTTCTGCACAGCGTATATAATTGCTGCTCCCACGTCCAGCAAAATCAGCAACAGTGGGAATATGTATTCGGGTTTTATTTTTGTCATGCTATTCCTCCTCAAACTTTTGTGCTCTTGTTACGGGAACATTCCCTCCAAATGATATTTCTTGAAACATTGCCATGACTCTTTTTCTTGATAAACCTCATCATACCTTGCCTGAATGCCGTCAAGCGTCATAGCTATTTCTTGCTGATACTTCACTTCGGGATAGTACGTAACTTGCATGAATTTGAAAATCTCAGGATTAATATTCATTCCGCTCTGATATCGTGCCAAAAACGCTTCCATTTCATATTCCAAGATATAGAAAAGATATCTTGTTCCCATGCTCTTGTCTTTGGGTTGAAATACGCCGTACTTGGTTTCCAGCTCTGAGTTCTCGCAAAGATATCTTACTTTTCCGTCCGTAGCGGATAGCTGAATATAGACAGTGCCAGCTTCGTACACTTTGCCTTTTTTCACACGTTCAAATGTCACAATGTCAAGCAGTGGTTTGCGTTCCTTCTTGGCATGGGAAAGAATGTAGTCCGTGCGGTTTTCAAGATTTTTCATTTCAAGCCATGTTGCCATGGTTTCACCGACAATGTCTTGCTCGGTGAAGAATTTCAAAAAATCGTCCTTGACCTGACTGTATTCATCATCACCGCAAAGGTCTTTAAGTATCACCATGAGGTCATTCGTCGCCTTATGCACTTCAAGCTCACTTTGTATCAGCTCTTTGCAGATGTCTTTTAAAGGTGGAAGTTCCTCATTTTCAAACGTGTCAACGTAGCGTGGAACGTTCAAGATGTAATCATTCTTAGCAACTTCTTCATAGTTCGCCACGTTTGAAAATTTTTCAACAACACTGCGGTTGTGATATGTATCGGCTATTTTCTGAATATGTTCGTCCGTCATGACGTTCTGCTTGCCGTGCTTCTCAAAAAGCTTTTCGGCACTGATAAACAGAATATCTTTTGTTTGCTTATTTTTGCTAAATACGATAACATTGACAGGTATGCTGGTATTCAGAAACATATTTTCAGGCAGCGAAATAACTGCGTCTATCAAATTATTCTCTATAAGTTGCTTGCGGATCCTGCCCTCTGCGTTTCCTCGAAAGAGGACACCTGCAGGGAGGATATAGAATGCCTTGCCTACGTCTGACAGCCGTGATAAGCCGTCAAGCACAAACGCATAGTCGCTAGCTTTAGCAGGCGCAAGGTCATAGCCCTCAAAGCGTGGGTCTGACTTTGGCTCCCATTTCAGCGAATAAGGTGGGTTTGATATAACAACATCCGTTGCATTTCCCTCATATGTGTCAACAACTTCTATATCGCTGAACTCGTCTGCTTTACTCAGCTTATAGACTTTCTGTACTTCGTTGAGCAGGACGTTTTTTTGCAGAACCACAGCATTCTTATTTCTCAGCGCAAGATTGAGAAGTAGCACAGGGATACTCATCTGCGACAATTCTTCGCATTGAAAGAAATTATCTCTATCCATTCCAACTGACAACGCTCCAGTTCCTGCACATATATCGATTATCTTTTCTGACTTTGGTGCAAGTTTGGAAATCAGTTTGCACAGACAATCGGGTGTATAATCTTGCTTTAGATTACTGCGGTTTGCGTTATTCTCTTGAAAATAGTCACGCAGGCAATCGTTATTGCCGTTGAAACCTTGCTTGACAAATTCCTTACATAGCTTGTCTTTTTCAGCTCTGTCAAGTAGCTTTGCAAGCAGAGCCTGCGGAAGTTCAAAACTTTCTTTTATGCCAAATAGATTGTTGATTATTTCTGTTGTCATCTATGTCCTACTTTCAAAACATTACCCCTCAAGGTCATCAGCCGCCTGTCTGAGCCACTTGCTTGTGACAGTAATGAACTTTTCCTTGGTTTGTGGGTCTTCAATATCATTGATTTTTTCAATGAATTCCGTAAGCCCTTTCTGAACGTTTTCAAAGATGATCTTCAGCGCAACCCTTGCTTCGTCTGCATTGCCTGACTTCAATTTCTTTTCCAACTCTGCCTTGGCATGGTCCGCTTCTTCTGCCTCAGCTTTAGCCTTGCTGAGGGCGGTCTCATACTTAGCTACGGCTTCCTTAACTGCATTGTCACGTTCTGTCTGCGCTTCTTTGAGAGCGTTATCTTTTTCAGCTTCTGCCGCCTTCACGGCTTCACGGCTTGACTTCTTCAACGCATTCAGTTCCTTCATATGCTCAGCGTGAAGTTCCTGACGGATAGACAGCCTTATCTTGTCAATCTCTTCTTCTTCGAGGTCTCTCTTAACTACCTCGATAGGCTTGTCCTCGGCCTGCTTAAGCTTTTCTCTCAGCTCTTCAAGCTCAGCTCTGAGAGATTCGGCGCTTTCTGTCTGTTCCTTCTTCTCCTCCTCAAGGAATGTCAGTTGTTCGCCTAATGCCTGCTTTTCTTTGATTAGCTTCTTGACTTCTTCAACTGTCATTCCGCCAAGGTCATGTGTGTCAGCGAATTCTTCACGTTCGTACTCCGGAAGCTTGGAGAGAAGTTCAAGCTTTGTCACGCCAATGCTTGCGTGTTCTTCGAGAAACTTTGTACTGTTGTCCTCATAGAGTTTGATATAGGTATACGCCTGACGTTCTTTGAACGTGTAATCACCATTGCTCTCGAGATAATTCTTAAAAGACTCATAGCCAAGTGCAGTGTAGAGCTTATAGTCTCTGATATTTTTCAGTGACCTGCCCATTTCTACGATAGCCATAGCGGCTGTCCTATAGCATTCGCATATGTGCTGGTGTTCTACCATAGCCGTTTTCATAGATACTGTAATTTCTGTGTTTTCCATTGCGTTTCCTCCTAGCTTGCTTTTTTCCTTTTATTCTGCTTCTTCTGACTATTCAGCCACTCTTGGAAGTTGACTTCAAACGCCTTGATTATTTCAGGCTTTTCAAGCTTCTTGCCCGTTAAGGGGTCTTTGGCTTGTTCATTCTTAAATCCGTGGCATTGCACGATATGGTCAGCATTGTCTATTTCAATCGTAAACCATGACTTATCCAGGTCAGACGGTTTTCTGATGAATAGAATTGTCGTGGCACCGTTGCAATGCCTTGAAGCATAGCCGCCGACGCATATTTGCAAATCCTTTCCCTCTTTGATGATGCTTTCGGCATTCTTTGGCACGACCAGTTGAATGCCTGGATAGCTATAGCCCTTATATTTTTTGCAAAGCTTCTTGTATCTGGGCTTATAGGCTTCCTCACGCTCGGCGGCTTCTTTTCTCTTGCGTTCAACTTCCATGAAGTTGAAGTTCTCAACTGCATTATCATGTGCTTCGTTAAAATCTCTTGGAAATGCTATGTTTTTTAATGAAAAATCATATCCGATTTTCAGCCCTATGTTAGCATAGTCATCGTATAGTCGCACAAGACGTCTTAATTCAGCGTGATCATCTTGGCAACGATCTTCCTCTGAAGTGTGTTTCATGATGCGCTTGAGGTATTCGAGCACCTGCCCAGGGTCAACGTTTGCTTTTTCAATGCAAGTGCAGTAATTAGTGATATAGCTGTACATTCGGCAGTAGAAAATGTCTTTCTTCTTACCTTTGCGCTTGAAGTCCTGATATACCTCTATAACACTTGCTGACGTGTGATCTTCAAGAAATGCTTTCACTTCATTCAGCGTTAGATGCTTGAAGAATTTTTTCGGCGATGTTGCGTTCCAATTTAATATCTTATAATTTTTCTTGTTGCGCCAAAGCAGATCCTGCACCATGGTGTCACAGTTCATTTTAACCGCCAATTCAAGTATCGGATACATAGCATATGCGGTATAATAACGTTCTTGGTCATACTCTCTTATGTAGTGGCGACAACAGTAGCAATCAAAGCCTGAATACTTTAAGAATGTATCCTTAATTATATTCTTATATAGGTATACTTGTCTGTGATCAGCAAATCCGTTATTGAATGAACTGCACATTTTCCTCTTCATAGGCTCTATCATATAACACCAGCCGTTTGGACGAAATGAGGCATGCGAATGATAAACCTCAGCACTGCCTTTTCGCAGAACGTAAAGCTTTTGAAAATCGACCCAAAGATCGGGACTCCTGTCGAAGTCCTCCGCTCCGTATTCGTTATAGTCTTTATGAATCGTCGCCGCATATATATATACCACTTCTTCAACGGCTTTATATATTACGAAATCAACTACTTCACTTAATTGAACTTGCTTATATCCTGCGGCTTTATATTCGGCTTTCACCCCGCAACATGGGCAGGTACCCAAATAGTTATGCCTGATGATATTATCATCAGTGTGGTATATATCACCATAATCATTACTATTGACCTTAAATTCGTGATTGCAGGACGTACAGAAACAGGTATAGCGCCCTTGGCTGGTCCTGCGGTAAAAAATATAGGGTGTGAAATGACGATTAATCTCGGCACAATCGTCAACGTTGAGGGGCGGGAAGCCCTCAACGTCTTTTTTCTGGGCATGGGTGAGACAGTCTGTGAATATAGGCTTATATACTAATGACTGTTCTTTGTTATTGTTTATCCACACTTTCAATCACCTCTCAGAAAAGGTCATCAAAAGAAACTGTGATCGACTTGCGCTTCTGCTCCGGTGCTTCTTTGCTGACACTACCGCAGAGGTCTATATCCATGTGATAGCGTATCTTGCAACCAGGGAAGAAGAAGCCTGCTGCGGTTTCATAGGTTTTGAAGTCTGATAGTGCGAAGTTGCTATCCTTAATAGCTTTGTAAACTGCTTCAAAACACTTCTGAAGTGTGCCACCCTGAGCGACCGCCTGTGCGAACTCCTCGTCCTGCTTGACGAAGCTTTCAAGTGCGTCAATGACAGGCTGAATGATAGTGCTCAGCACTGTGTTCGCCGATGCTCCACCGCTAAGCTTAACGCCCTCTCGTTCGTCTGTGAGTTTCTTTAACGCCTGCTCTCTGTAGCTAGTCATAGTTCTTTACCTCCTCTATTCCTAATGCAACATATCCATTCTTCAACCCCCAACCACTTAGGACATATGTTATCCTATATCTGTGGTTTGATATCACATGAATAGCAGTATGTCCGTTACTAACTGGAATGAACTCAATCGTGTCTCCGGGCTGAAAACCTCTGTCATTTTTACGAATTTCAAAACTCTTCTTACCTGTGACAACTGCTTCACAGAAGCATTCTTCCAGCTTCAAGGTATGCGTTGTTGGCTTTTTCAAAAATTCTATCTGATTTTCTGGGATAAGATTGCTGGTTGAATTAATTGGCTGATAATCTTTTGGAAAATAGAAATCTGCGAATTCTTCTATTCTATATCCCGTGTCCTTAAAGAAGCCAAGTCTCTGATAATGCAATCCCTTTTTTACAAGCCCGCTATTGTCATATACAATGCACATATCATATGCACAGCCCAGCCAAAGATTGGGCATATCAGCTTCTTCGCCAGTACACCATGCAAACCCCTGCGCCTTGCATTCTTTCATAAAGTTATCGTATTCTTCCTGAGTCTTGACATGAACAGCTATGTTCTCATACTTGAATTTTCTCCAATCAAATGTTAGTTTCTGTTTATTTGAATTCATCTGCATTATAATCCTCCGTTCTGGTTTTGAAAAACTTGCAACGTGTGCAAATTTCTTGTGTTGGCTTCTCGATTAATGCCATGCACTCTTGCCTTATACTGTTGTAAAAAATACATGGACCTGCGTTATGCCTTGGTGGGGGCGATTTGTAATCAAGCCGCTTTCTGGCGCCCGCAAGTTCAGCATTATAGCATAGCAGGTCAACGTCTGTTATAATCGGCATTTACTCTCCCTCTCTTCCGCTTGCTCCGATCAGTCCTTCCAACTTACATTTCGTGCTGCATATCTTTCCATACGCCTCTCCAATGTTAAACGCTCTATGCTCTCGCTCAGACATTACTTCATAAATATCAATTATATCTGCACAAGCTTCATCCACGGTATCATATGCTTGACAAATTTGTTGTTTTATGCATTCAAGAACATTCTTCATAAAATCAGTAATGCAATTACCTCTATTTATAAACGGACAAGCTCCACAGTTGTCTGCTATACAGCATTCTGCTGCAAGAATTATTTCATCTCTCGTCATCTTTATCCTCCTTAAACTTTTTCTCCCAGTGCTTTTCAATGGCACCAAGTACTATGTACATCACGATATCCGCAACGATAAGCGTCGCTATGGATAACAGTATTATTCCTATGGTACTCATTTTCATTTTCCTTTCGTTCCTGCTTCGACTTCTGTCACTACGATAGACCCATTGTCGATAAGAGATTGAATGCGTTTTTCAAAATCAAAACGCTGCTTGTCCGTAAGCCCTATGGTCTTCGGTATGCCACGGCTCTTAAGATACATGGTATACATACTATGTATCACGACGTTGGAAAGGTTGAAACGATACTTGACGTTAGGAAACTGCTTAGATTCTTTTCGATAGATAGTATTATCGACGTATACTGTCTTACTCATTGTTGTCACCTAGGCGGCAGTTGCTCTCAGCGTCATTGAGGTGATAGAACTTGCAGTCTGTACACTCCATGCAGACATTACAGCCCATGACTACGTTCAGCTCGTTTTCAGCAAGATACTTCTTGACGTTCCCTCTGAGGTATTCGTCTATTGCTGACGCATATCTGCTGACAGCTATAAGAGGATTACGGCGCTGATTTGCGCTGAGTGACGTTTCCAACGGCTTTCCGTCCACAGTGATGACATATTCACCACCTATGCGGTTAAGTCTGACTGCGTTGTTGAAATCATACATCAGTAAATCATCTCCCATACCTGCCCAAGTCCGAGCATTACTACTATTATCATGAAAGCAAAGAAGATAGTCAGCAGGGCCATTGCGAAGCACTCTCTGCGATCTTCACGCTTTCGACGGGTAACGAGCTTGTTATGCTTGTCTCTCTGCTCTCTCATTTCCAAGTAGTCAACCGCCTTGACATCTTCATTGAGTGCAAGGACTACGTCTTTTTTTGTCATAATTTTTCCTCCATTTTCTCAGGTTTCTTTTGATTTGTTGATAATATCTGTCATAATCTGATATTATCATCTTAACGCTGGTATTGTCCGCCATGTCAACGATGACGAATTCACCGGCACATATAGAATAGCCGTGGCGTATCTCTCGGACATAGCTTTCAATCCCCATATCCGTTGCTATTCTGATGACGGCTTGCGATATCAGTGAACTGCGGGTATCACTCTTTGCGTACATCTCCGTCACCCTCCAATTCTTTGATACGCTCCTCGATATCAGCCACCAAATGCTTCTCTATGGTCTGCGCCACGTAGTAGCTCAGGAGGTCTTCTTTGCTCAGATCTCCATGCCATAGCTTGTCACCGACAAGCTGAGCCTTATTAATGGCTCTTTCTATCTCAGCGTTTGTTCTTTCGCCGATAATGGCGTCTATCTTCATAATGTGCAGCACTTCTTATCCCTCTCTTTCTGTTTGAAATGGCGGTATAGAATGCTTGCGATAACGTCAGCCGGTATCTTCTTGACCTTGCGGCGGGTTTCTATGATCTTGCCGTCCTCTATGCGATATGTAACGCTTACGGGAATATCAATCGTTTCTTTCACTTTACTGCCCCTCTTTTACATTCTCAGCTGACCAGCGCCGGAACGCTTCCAAGCCTGCTGAAGTTTCTTTCTGCTCCTGCAGGGTAGTCCTGACCTTGTCTTTGACTCTGAATTTGCGGATATCGACCTGACCCACTGTGCATTCTTCGATGTAATCATCTATGCCCAGCGCCTTGACCTGCTCCCTTGGATTGTCAATGAACGTTTCCAACATGGCGTTCTGAATGGCTTTCATACGCTTGCCGCCCACACCATACTCTGTGGCGGTCTGCACCAGCGCCAGCTTGATGTTGTCCGCCAGAATAGCCCTGTTCTGGAGATTGAACTCTTTGCAATTCCGCTCAACGAACGTTACCACCATGTTCAGATCTATGCCGCAATTCTCACACGCCTGCTGCATTTTATAGGCATATACGCCGTCCTTGTCCCACTCGTTGGCTATTTTGCAGTTGTCTGCAAAATCGTCTATCCATTGGCGGCATTTCTTAGGATAGAACGTCTTAGGATACTCCTTATTCAGAACTATCAGCAGGGAGCAGAGCATTTCATAGTTCTTGACTATGACCTCAAATGCAAGGCGGTTCTTATGATAGTCTTTTATCTTATGGTTTGTCATTGGTATCACTCCTATGATATCTGCTTTTCAATAAATTCTGCGATAGTACGTTTCAGTGCCACTGACTTTATGCGTGCAATTGCTTCCCAGTTCTCTGGGGTCTGACCGGCAAGTTTATTTCCTGAGACTTCTTTTTTTAAAGAGCAGAACGCTCTTGCAATCTCAGGAAGAACACTGTCATATACTATCTCATTGAACTCATGGTCTGTTGATTTTGACATTGGTATCACCTCTTTTTTTCATTTTGTTGAGGTCAACAAAATGTTATTAGGCACTTAAAAAAAGCTCGTTGTATTCGACGTCAAGCCCACGCTTGATTTTTACTATGTCGGTATCTCTTATGGTAAGATAGCCGTTAAGCATATTACTGAATGTTTTAGCCGAATACCCGCAAAGTGCGGCTGCGTCTTTTTGCTTGATGTTTCGCTCATTTATAATGCGCTTTACGTTCTTTCCAATGATAGTTAACATATGAGTTCCTCCTTTCGAGTCCATTATAACTGGTCTTTAGCTATATTATAATCCATTTAAACTGTATTGTCAAGCTGTTTTGTCCATTTTAAGTGGACAAAAGTATAGAATTTAATCTAGCTATTTTGGATGTTTTCAACAAATTTCCTCGATTTATCAATTTTTCTCTATAAAAGTCTTGAAATACTGGATTTAATATGATATAATAAAATTGTTGAAAGGAGGCGATAAGTTGATAGGCGAACGTATACGGGAGCGCCGCAAAGAGTTAGGAATAACGCAAGACGAGCTCGCTAATAGAGTAGGTGTTAAAAAGACCTCAATCAGTAATTACGAGGTTAACACAAATTCTCCACCTGAGAAAGTCATAATTAAGCTAATGGAGGCTTTAGACTGTGACGCAAACTACTTATTCGGAGGCTGTGACGAGCAAATTATAGTTACGCCGCACGAGCAAAAGCTAATCAAGGCATATCGGCAAATGCCCGAAATGCAACCAGCGATTGACAAGCTGCTTGACATTGCAAACGATAAATCTATTACGGTATATCGAGCTGCCGAAAGCTCTGACGGGCACGAGGACGAAATCTTAAATATTTCGGCTGAACGTCTGCAAAAGTTGAAAGACGCACCCGAGAGCGACGATGATTTGTAATTACATAAACAAATACCTCGTAGGGCATAATACCTTACGAGGTGATGTCGTTTGCTTTACGGTATTTATAAAGATACCCGCAACGCTGCGTGGCGTTGTCTAATTGATTACAACGTGTCAGAATTACCCGTTAAACCGTCGCTAATCGCTCGGGCGGCAGGGATAAAGGTAATAAAAAATAGCGATGTTCACGAGCTTGCCCCACACGAAAGCGGTGCAAGCGTGCTTGACGGCAAGCAATGGTATATAATATATGATGACGAAAATACTCGTCAGCGTTGCAGATTTACCGTTGCGCACGAGCTCGGGCATATTTTTTTAGGACACGAGCTCCGCAAGGGGTATCACGCAAGAACATTTGACACCACACGCCCCACGATTGAGCAGCAGGCGGACGCATTCGCCGCTCGGTTGTTAGCTCCTGCTTGCGTGCTGTGGGCGCTGAATGTCCGCACTATGACGGAGATAGCGGAATTATGCGACATATCAAACACCGCTGCTCAAATAAGAGCCGAGCGAATGAAAATCCTATACTCTCGGAATAAGTTTCTTACAAGCCCGCTTGAAAAGGCGGTTTATGATAACTTTAAAGAGTATATACAAAAACAAACAGCGAAATAATTCGCTGTACATAGGGAGGACAAAATGAAGAAAATTGTTATTTTAACTGCGCTAATATCCGCTTCATTAATGATGTCTGGCTGCTATAAGATCACATATGAGCCACCAGCGGCATCTACAACAGCTTCCACTACTACGGAAACCACAACAGTAAGTGAAAAGGCGACCGTAACAAGTCCGAAGGCGACTACAACAAGAAAAACAACGACCACAAAGAAAACAACCACAACAACTACTACCACTACCACAACCACAACAACTACTACCACAGAGCCTACCACCACAACAGAGCGAATATCAGCTGATTATCGTAATGCGTTAAGAAAGGCACAGTCTTATAGCGATAGCATGCATATGTCACGTGCTCGGCTATATGACCAGCTGACATCTGAATATGGTGAGGGCTTCTCTGATGATGCTGCCAATTATGCGTTAGAGAACTTAAACGCAGATTATAATTATAACGCCTTACAAAAAGCACAATCATATGTGGATACTCAGTACCTATCGAGGTCAAGACTATATGACCAGTTGATTTCGGATAGTGGTGAGCAATTCACTGAAAGTGAAGCTCAATATGCTGTTGACAATGTTAATGCAGATTACTATGCGAATGCTCTGCAAAAAGCACATAGCTATCAAGATAATATGTCTATGTCAACAGATCGCATATATGAGCAGTTGACATCTGAATATGGTGAAGGCTTTACCCCAGAAGAAGCTCAGTACGCTATCGATAATCTATAAGAATAATGGTCGAACCTTTAAGAACTATGGAGCCTTAGAAAGGTGTGTATCGATATGAATAAATGTAATATATGCCATTGTAATCTTGGCTTATTTTCAAAAAACAAGCGAATCAGAGATGGCTATATATGTGATGATTGCTTGAAACGTTCAGGCATCAACAAGCCTAAGATAGAAATAACCATAAAGGACGTGCGTAACGCTCTTTATGGAGATCTTCCAGAGCCACAGAAAAAAGCTGTGCCGAAAGCTTCTTCACATAATGACAAGGATAATGTGATTGATAAGTATTTTAGAATAAATAAGGCAGCACACCGATTTTCTTTTGGCAGTGGTGCTGATTATAAGTATAACCAGCTTGTGAGCTATGAGCTTCTTGAAGACGATGAAACTGTAACAACGGGTGGAAACGGTATCAAGCGTGCGGTTGTCGGCGGTATACTTGCAGGAACTGCGGGTGCTATAGTCGGTGCAAGCACTGCTAAGAACAGCTCTAAACAGCTTGCAAATATGCTGAAAATTAAAGTGGTTATAGATCCTGACAATCAGGTAAGATATGTGCATTTCGACGTGAAGGGGCTTGCCAAGGATACGGCGGCGTATCGTGCCGCATATAAAAATGCCCAGCAAGTCATGGCCATGCTGGGCGAAGTAGAACAGTATAACAGACGGCAGAATGCAAAGCCTGCTGATGAAAAAGCTATATCTATTCCTGAGCAGATAAAGGAGTATAAAAGCCTGCTTGACTGTGGGGCTATAACGCAGGAAGAATACGATATTAAGAAAAAAGAGTTATTGAAGTCTTAAGGAGAACACTATGAGCAATGCAGTTATATATGCAAGATACTCTTCAGACAAGCAGTCTGAGGATAGCATTGAAGCCCAGCTCAGGGCGTGCAGACAGTATGCCGCCACTAGGGGATATAATATCGTAGCAGTATATGCGGACGAGGCTATCAGTGGTAAGGGGTCAATGACGGCAAGCCGTGCGCAGTATCAAAAAATGTTGAGAGATTGCAATAAGGGTACTTTCGATACTATTCTTATTCACAAATACGATCGTGTGGCTAGATCGCTGGGCGAACACGTTAATCTTGACGCTCGCCTGCAGAAAATGGGCATTACACTGATAGCCGTTGGTCAGGACTTCGGCTTCGGCCCGGAGAGCAAGATAATGCGTGCGCTGATGTGGTCAATGTCAGAATACTATATAGATAACCTTGCAAATGAAACGAAGAAGGGAGAACGTGAGGTGGCTCTGAAGGGCCTTCACAATGGTGGCTATCCTCCGTTCGGATATGACATTGTTGATCAGAAGTATGTTATAAACCCCTATGAAGCGGAATATGTCCGCAAGATCTTTGCGGCGGTGAAAAATCACGAGGGAACTAAGGACATTATCGCAGAAATGGCGGCAGTGGGCATTGTAGGCAAGCGTGGAAAGCCCTTGAAGTATTCTGCGGTATATGAGATACTACGAAACGAGAAATACACAGGAACATATATATACTGCGTTGACGAGGAAAAGGATAGATCCAAGCGCAGGTCTAAACCTAATGCTATAAGAATAGAAAATGCCTTGCCGATGATAATCGACAAGGCAACATTTGACGAGGTGCAGAAGATTATGGATAGCAGAAAACAGAGTGGACCAAAGACATCATATCTATGCAGTGGGTTAGTCTACTGCTCATGCGGTGCGAAAATGCACGCACACATATCAACGAAGAAAGGACACGTATATCACTACTATCGTTGTTCAAAGAAGTGCGGTGCACCTATGATATCTATGGATATCGTTGATGACGCCGCTAAGACATATCTTCGCACCCTACTCAGTGAAGAAAATCAAAAGGCTATTGCTAATGCTATGCGAAAGTACAAGTGCGGAGAGCCTGAGAGAGCCGCTGACTTCAAAAAGATAGTTGCATCTAAGATATCGGAGAAGCAGAAGCAGTATGACACATTGATGACCAACATGTCAAGTGGTGTCCTCCCAGCTGACGTTATCGAGGATATCGGTGCGAAGATGAACCAGCTCCGTTCTGAGATAGAGGCATTGAAGAAGACGGAAATGCCAAAGGACTACACTACGGATCAGATTTCTCTTTGGCTCAAGGCTTTGCATGACAGCCCAGATGATAAAGCTATACGCCTGCTCATTTCTCGTATAGATATAAAAAACACGACCGAAATTAACATACAAAGTACATTAACTTCGGTCGTGGGAACTATTGGTTGCGGGAGCTGGATTTGA